CGAACTTTGATTTGTGGAGCCAAGAGAACTTGGCCAAGTTTGCCAAAGAAGCGTACGCCAAGATGCAAGAGCAACAAGAACGCATCGAACAATTGCAGAATGAATTGAAAGATGCCATTAAGGCGTACAGGGAGTTGAATAAATGAATTACGCCGACTACGAAACCCAGCGCAGAATCTTGATTGAATACCTGCACGTAATGATCGCCAGATGCGATTGGCACGGCGTGGCCGATGTCGCTATGGACTTGCGTGAACTTGAAGCCGAGAACAAATGAGTGAACTTCTAATTACCATCGGAGTCTTGTTCATCGGCGCAATCGTTGGCATTGGCGGCATCATCTTGCTGCTGCACTTCCTTGCTGATTAGACGTTGCGCTCAAAGTGCGGGCAGTCCACCAGGTTACTGAAGTGGCCACCCCAGCGATTCTTCGGGTGCAACGATTCCCAGTACAACCCTAGCGGTTCAATCGTGGCCTTGTCCCAGATGATCTTGCCGTCTTTGAAGAAGTTCAGATCAATAGCGCAACGCTTCAAGTGGATTGACTTCATGGTCTTAGAGCGGCCTGTTTTGAAGTAAATGGCCTGTTGTTCTGGCGTGCGGGATAGTTCCCCACCTGTAACCATAAAACCTTGTTCTGTGGCGTACTGGATCAGTTTGCAGGCATCTAGTAGGAATGCGGCTTGTTCAGTGCTTAAACTCATTTTTGTTCTCCATCTATTTCACCGTGCGACAGTTTCACACCAGCCAATAAGCCAATAAAGCCACCAACAATGGTCTGGAATGCTGGGCTAATCAGTTTGAAGATTTCAGCGTTGTCAACTTTTTCGTCAAACAACCCAGCCATTAGAACGCCAACCATGCCAACGACAACAATGCACAGGGTAAAGCTGACCATCAGGGTTACAAGGAAAGTTAATTTAGCTTTCATTTTTTCCTCATATCAGCAAGTTTTTCAATTGTGCGACCGCCAAAATATGCACCCATAATTAACATCCCCCAATTGCCCAGCAGAGTCACATAGGATTCATTGGCGTTGTAGCCGTATGCACTCATCATGGCAAACAAGAAGTAGCCTAGAAAGATGGCAATAAGGGACATGGGGCGTATGTTCTTGGACAGCCAAGAGTCACTGCTCATGTCGGCTTGCCAGCGGTCTGTGACGTTATCAGCGTCGCTTTGCGCGGCCTTGGCCAACAGGTCAAGCTCGGCCAACTCCATCTTGGCCTTCTCAATGCCTAACTCCATCAGGCGTTCTTCATGCTCAAACTGAAGCTGGCGCAGCTTGCCAACATCTTCTGGCGTGGGCGCGTCGGGGATCTTTACGCCAAGCGTGTTCTCGACCACTTGCTTGCCCTTGGCTTGAATGGCGCTAGAGAGCAGGCCAAGACCGTTTTGGGCCAATGTGCCGAGCAACGATGCGACTATAGGAATCATTTTTTATCCTCCAGTTGAATGATAAGGCGGCGAATGATCGCTGCCTGCTGTTTGTTTTCTTGTTGCACAAGGAGCATATCAAAATACATTGACGCCATCACGTACAGAAACAGCGGCAGAATTAGCATCACCGCAATCAGGGCGATCAAAAAAACTACTTGTCCGTTGTCATGTGTTTTATCGACCATAGGAGGAGGTGGAGGTATATAGTAACTGTCAGAACTGCTGCGATTATTAGCGCCTTGTCTTGCAGATTGTTGAGGTTTTTTCTGCGTTGCCATTTACGTTGAATCTCCAATTGGCGTTCCAGTTCAATCTGCCTTTCGTTTTCCTCGTTCAGTTTCTTATATTCTTCCTCAAACCTAGACCAGACGGCCCCCAACGCTGGGTCTGTGTGGTAGATCAAAAACTCGCGCAATTCTACCGACTGCCGCTCCAACTCGATCTGGTGGAACACGTTCTCAAGCGCCTGCGCTTTCATCGATTTGGTTTTGGGCGGGTCAAGCTCTTGGCGCTTAACGTCCTTTTTGACTTCCTCATGCGCGTCAAAGAATTGCCCAATGAAACCAGAGATCTCTTTGGTTATCTTGTAGAGGTCTGTGCCAGCGGCCTTTGCATCTTTGTACAGAGCCACACCTTGCTTAATTCCAGCAATTGCAGCCAGTGCCAATGTGATAGGTTCAATTTCACACGCCTATCAATTTGTTGACCATCGTGCCAACAAAGCCTGGGCCGAGCAGCACCGCACCAATCACAATGTAGAGCAGATACTCAATGCGCGTCATGCGCTTGTCGCCTTCAGTAAAAGCTTTCTCTATCGCCGCATAGCGTTCACTGCACACCGCAACGTGGACGGCGTGATCTTTTTCTATTTCGCTCATGGCTCAGTCGGTGTCTCAACTACAGGTGCTGCTGCTGCTTCAGCCGCCACCTGTGCCGCTACCGCCGCATCATGCACTGCTTGTTCTTCAGGTGTGTACTCAACGATTGAGGTCACGCCTGTCTCTACATTAACTACGATTCTGTGTGTCATGGTTTATCCTTCGTACATGATGTTTACTGTGCCAGCGTCAAAGGTATCTGTGCCGTTGACGGTTGTGATGCGTACTCTGTCCAATGCGCCAGAAAGTGCGGGTGAAACGCCAGCACTTGTTGCAACATAAGTGCTTGGGAGATATACAGCGCCTGTTGATGTGTAGGTATTTGATCCAAGCAAAGTAATTACCACATTGCCAGAGATAAGACTAGCCGCCGCCCTACTTGGGTCAACGAGAAAACCAGCAGTTGATGTAACCAAAGTACCTGAAAATATTGAACCCGATGAATATCCTGAAGTTGTTACAGAGCCAGAACCAATCTGGATTAAGAACAATGATGTTGCGTTAGATGAAACACCGCTAAACATGACTGTTACACGCTTAATCCAACTTGGCAAACCTGTGAAGTCAATGCTTGTACCTGATGTAGAGGCAACAGCAGTGCCAGAGGTAATCCCCAGTACCGCACCTGAGTTGATCGTGACGCTTGCTGATCCATCAATTGTTACTGCCATGATTTAGCCCTCGTACAAAATGTTGATTGAACCAGCGTCAAAGGTATCAGTGCCGTTGACATGGGTTATGCGTACTCTGTCCAAAACCCCAGACAATGTAGTATTAGAACCTCCCCCAACAATGCCTGCGCCAGCGGTTGTTGCGCCGCCAGTAAAAGAATAGACCCAACTGTTGCCTGTTATATTGGTTAAAACAGCCTGACCATAATACGCATATGTTGCTAATGTGCCTGTAGCAAATTGAAACCCAGTTGAAAATGATGCGTTATTTGTATTTCCTAACCATATTTGACCTACATATCCAGTAGTTAAAGCAGAACCAGACCCAATTTGAATTTGAGGGCTTGATGTTCCGCTACTACTAACACCACTCATCATCACCGTAATGCGTTTTACCCACGCAGGGATGCCAGTGAAATCAATTGAAGTGCCAGATGTACTTGCAACAACAGTACCTTGAGTAATCCTTTGCAACTGCGCTCTTGCCGCAGCACTATCAGTTCCATAGAACTGTCCGTTGTATTCAATCTGTCCAGCGCCTGGCGTACCTACCAGCGTGTTAGAAGCTAAAGCAAGTATTGACATGATTATCCTTCGTACAGAATGTTGATAGTGCCAGCATCGAATGTGTCTGTGCCGTTGACTGTTGTGATGCGGACTGCGGTAAGGGCAGCGGCAAGCGCAATACTTGACCCACCAATATAGAGTTGATCGTTAACGCTATCACCCAAAGTTCCTGTCATGCTGTATGTGTTGCCTGTCAGTAAAGTGATGACAGCCTGACCATGCGTAATAGAGCCAGCGGAGTTAACTCTCAAAAACAATCCCGCAGTGCTTCTAGCTGTGGTAACACTTGCTGACGCCACTAACGATCCAGAGCCAGCATATCCAGATGTCGTATAAGTTGTTGACCCTGTGCCGAGTTGAATTAAATAATTTGATGTTCCACTCGTACTGACACCACTTAACATCACAGTAATACGTTTAATCCAGCTTGGCAAACTTGTGAAGTCAATTGAAGTGCCAGATGTAGACGCAACCGCTGTCCCCAATGTATTGACAGAACTTGTCGCAGTGGCGGCTTGAAGTGTCAGCGTATTTGTCCCCGCAACAGCAGGGGCGGAAACTGTGATAGCCCCGCTGGTGTCTCCTGAAATAATTACTGATGACATATTTTTCCTTTACAGAATAACCCAGCGTGAGCCAGAAGGGACAGTGACTGTGACAGTTGTCGTGATCGCGCCGCTGATGGCTGTTTGCGATGGGCTGACAACATAAGTACCGATGCCGCCAGTGCCAGAAGCAAACGCGCTGATTGTAGTGCCTGCGGTTACGTTGGTGCCTGAAATGACACTGCCAACATACAACGCGCCGCTGGTTGCAGAGTCAACACTCAAAATCGTGCCTGAGATCACGCCGTTGCCCACAAAGCCACCAGCGATAGTGATCGGGCCCGTAGACATGGCGTTCTTGCCAGCAGTGATGCTGTACTCTATGGTGACCGTCTGATCATTTTCGTAGAAGATCGAGTTGCCGCCGCCACCTGATGCGCCGCCGCCCAATGGGCCCCAGTCTGTGCCGTAGCCCTCAAAGGTACCCAAGGTGGTGTTGTAGCGGAACATCCCCGCCACGGGCGTCGCAGGGCGCTGGGGCGTGGTGCCTACGTTGGACTTGGCGGCTCCCGTGCCGGTGAAGTTGACTTGGCCAGAGAAGGTGACCGTGCCCGTGGCCGACAGCGTGGTGAACGCGCCGGTGTTGGGGGTGATGTTGCCAATCGGTGGGGGCGACGCCAAAGACCCAGAATCCAAGGGAATGGAGATGTTGTCTACGGTGTAGAGCAACACGTCGTTTGCGTCCCTGACTATGAATTTGTAGCTGGTGGTGTTGATTAACCAGATGTTGGCTTGGCCAAACGAGTCCAAGATGATCGGGTTGGTGTTGGCCGTGGTGGCGTAGTAATCGGTGTATGTGGCGATAGGCGTTGAAGTGCCAGCCGCATAGGTGTAGATTTTGCCGCCGACAAGAGGCAAGCCATCCGATCCGAAAATCTGTTGTTTGGGGGAGGGGGTTAAGCCAGCCATGTGTTTTCCTTAAGGGTATTACGGAGCCAACGCGTTTTGGTTTTGTTGTGGGGGCGCTAACGCATTTGTTACGCCAATGGTTGCTGGCGCTGCTGCTTTTTGCACCCAGCTTTTAGGATCAGATAGCAATTTTGCCACTCGATTACGTTCAGGCCCAGGCAAACTTTCCAACAAGTCTGCGGTTGCACCAGGTGTCTTAAACGCTTCGGTCAACGTACCCAGCGTTTTTGCGCCGATCTTGTTTTCAAGAATTTGCATGGCCTTGTTAGTCGTTGCGGCCACAGCAGTAATGTACGACGGCAAGCGGAACTTGGACAAGTTTTGCAGCATCAGTTCTTTAAGCGCTTCTTGGCCGCCCGCTACTTGAGTCTTGATGTTGACTTCGCGGATAGTTTTGGCAGCTTGATCGCGTAACACGTTCAAAGTGTTTTCGCTTACTTCTTTGGCAATGTCGTAACTGCCAGGGCCCAAAATCTTTTCTACCACGTCGTCAGATTCGCCCTGTACCAAGCGCACAAACGCGTCTTTGTCTTTCTTGTACAGTTTGAGCGCCTCGCCTGAAAGTTTCTTCTCCGCAATTTGTTGCATACCCTTGGCGTGGTTTGTCAAATAATCGCGCCAGCCAGAACCACCAGCACCTTCAATGGCGTCATCAATCAAGGGTTTGATTTTGGCCATTACCGACGCAGCAAGATTGCGTTGAGTGGTTGCGTCAACCCCTGGGCGCAACTGTTGAATTGCAGCGTTGACTGAATTTTTGCGGATGGCTTCCAAAGCAACAGCGTCAATCACGCCGTTGCTGGCCGTCCATTTGGCAATATCGTCAGCAACATTTTTTGCTGCACCAGCCAATAGGTCGTTGCCAGCAAACTCAGGTCTGTTAGTCATAGACTTGATATTTTGAATAAGCGGTGCTGTCTCCAACGGTTTGACGCCCACAGACCTTAAAGCATCGGCAGCGCCTTGAGCAAACCGAGCGCCTTGACCAAGATCAAGAGAAGCGTCAGCCGCTTTAGATGACCATTCATTCAACGCTTTATTAGAAAGCTGGCCAAAATTAGTATACGGAGTTGCGCCAACTGGTAAACCGCGTTTAATCAAGTCAAGTCTGGCCCATGCCTCAGCGGCATTCCCCGCTTTAATCAAATCACGCACTTTCTGAACTTCAGCAGCAGCTTCCGCACTTAACTTGCCTGCCTGAGCCTCATACGCCGCCACATCGTTACCCAAATTGGCGCGGTTGAGCGCGGCCTCACGTTGTGGGCCCGTCATAGCATTCAAATTATTTTTGGCGGATTCAAGCGTAGCGCGTGTTTCAGTCGCAGTAGTACCGCCCGCCAATTTGGCCAACGCGTTGACGCCTTCGGCCTCATTCATGTTTTTAAGGTTCAACACAAACTTGGGGTCGCTGGCCAAACGGCGTTCAATCAAAGCCTGCCATGTAGGGTTGGTGATGTTGGCCGTGGCTTGCGCTGCGCTAAGGTTTGGTGGCGCAGTGCGAAGCGCGTTAAGCACTTGGGGCAAATCATCGCCCAAAGCATCACGGGCAATCTTTGCGGCTTTTTGTGCTGGTATTTGACGCAAGTCCATTGCAGCGCCAATTACTTTACCAACGTACGGGGCCACAACACGACCGCCAACTTCGTATGCTGAGCCTTCCAACACGTTTTTAACGGGTTCAGTAACCATAGCCGCGCCTTCACGCGGGGCTTTGCCACCAATATAAATATCAGCCAAGTTAAGCGCTTCTTGCGCCATGCCGTAGCCTAGTCCAGCGCCGCTAACTATACCTGGAGGGCCGAACGGAATACCAGCATATGCACCCCCCGCCGCACCTAACATACTTACGGTTGGAGCGACAAACTCACGAACTGTTTCATAGGTTGTGGGCTCTGCGCGCGGCGCAGGTATTTCAGATGGTGTGTCTGACGAACCCATTGCAGTGGCAATGCTTTCGCTAATTTGTTTGGCAACGCCTTGCACACCAAATTTTTCATGGATAGCTTGCTTGGTGGCTTCGTTTGCGTTGACGTAGTTTGGGTCTTCAGGTGCGTACTTTAAAAAAATAGCTGCCTTTGTCGCCTCGTTTGCGTTGACGTAGTTAGGATCGTTAAGGATCGTGGCTAAATCGGCCATTTATTTTCCCTTCAACAAGGGGTTGTTGGCGTCGACAGCGCCTGCGGGTGCTTTACCTTGATTCTTGTAATCATAAGTCAGATCATACGCTTCACGCACACGTTGTTTGGACACCCTAGTTGCGTTAGCCGCTTCCGTTAACGACCTACTCAAATCAGCGGTATCTTGCGTACGGTTGATAGGTGCAAACGCGTCGCGCAAGTATTGACCTTCTTGGTTTGATACGTTGCCCAACGCGCCGCCAGTCGGGGACGATGCTCGCATGTTTTGCAATTCTTGAAAGCCGCCGCGAGCAACAATGCTGTCATACAACGCTTGCGCTGCCCGCGCGTCTTTGGTAAGCGCTGGTGTGCGGCCATAGATCACGCCTGAAATTCCAGATAGGCCAGGGTGCTTGGCCAGCCTTTCCAAATCAGCCGCCAATTTATCTGCGCTTGACTCAAACGTCTTAACCGCAGATGTGGCGGCAGGGAACTTAGCTTCACGGGCTTGAATTTCTTTTGGTGCCAAGCCTTCCATTGCGTTGGCAGGCGTCATACCTTTGCTTATGGCTTCTTCACGGCTGACATATTTAACTTTTCCGTCCGCGCCAACAACTGCAACAGGGGCAGCAGGTGTTGCAGAACTTGCTTGTGGTTTTGGAACTAAGTCCGCATAGTTTCCTGACGTATTGAATTTAGCTATTGATGTTGGCGTAAAGTCATTAGGGTTAATGGTTCCAATTGTTTTGCTTTCTTTTGGTGCTCTTAACACCAAGTCTGCATAATTGTTTGATGTAACAAATTTAGCCACAGACTCTGGTGTGTAACTATCAGGATTGATATTGGAAACTGATTTATCCGCTTTTGTTGGTTTTAAAACCAAGTCTGCATAATCCTTGCTTGTTGCAAATTTAGCCAAAGATTCGGGCGTGTAATCCGATGGCGTAACGCTAGCAATTACGTTATCAGCTTTTGATGGCTTTAAAACCAAATCTGCATAGTTACCTGATGTGGCAAATTTTTGTACCGAGTCAGGGGTGTAATCCGCAGGATTGACGTTACCCAAATTTGTATTTTTAATGTCAACTTTTGGAACCAAATCAGCGTAATTTTGTGATGCACTAAATTTTGCAATTGATTCTGGCGTGTAATCTTTTGGATTGATAGCCGAAAAAGTAGCGTGCCGTGGGTCAACTACACGTTTGTATTCTTCAACCAACAATTCACGCTGTCTTAACCACCCAGGCGCGCTGCCGTATTTTCTGTCGCCGTCATTTATTTTTAACGCAAGTTGTTGTTTGGCGTCTGCTGGCGCAGCCATAGCGTTGACTGACGCAGCAGGCGCAGGCGCAAGTTTGTTTTCTGTATCGGGTTGAGCCGCTACCGGCGCTGGGGTTTGATCTTTTAAGAACGCAGATTGCTGTTGGTACGCCAAAACTTTTTCGTTTGCGTCAAACAAACTTTGGCCCGCTGCTCGGACTTTTGGGTTTGGATGCCGCAGCATTTGCATAGCCGCATCCATAGGGTCGTCAGTAGGCGCGCCGTTTTCTTTGGCTTTGGCCATAACTTGGGCTACGTAGTCTTGCGCTTCTTGCGCTTCTTTAATCGCCATCCGAGTTTGGCCCAACTGTGCTTGCGCCAATTCGTTTTGAGTACCCGCAGCTCTTCTTTGATCTTGAGCAGCCAAAATGTTTTGCACTTGGCCGTATTGAGCTACTGGATCAGCTACTTGAAGCGGCTGAACACCAAGGGAAATTCTAGGATCGATAGGCATATTTTATTCCTTACGCTTCCATTGGGCCACGGAAATTATACGAACCAGGTGTATATTGACCCCTATCACGCAAAGCCGCAAGCGTATTTTGACCTTGCTGATAGTTTAGATATGTGCCTAAACCGCCCGTCAAAGCGTTTGCAGTGCCAACATACCCAGATGCTCTAGCCGCAGCCGCGCTGCCCATATTGTTGCCAACATTTGTGGCCATCTGCTGACCTTGCTGACCTATTTGTTGGGCAGTGGTTTGACCCATGCCCGTCAATGCTTGTAAAGGTTGCAAACGAGCGGTACGCTCGGCCTGATAACGGTTGAATGCGTTGGTGTATTCTTGCGAACCAAACTCTTGGCCAAACCGTTGCAACGCCTTACCCGTGCCGCCAGACAGCAAACCACCACGGGCCGCCGCAGACCGCTCCAAGGCTTTTGTGCCTTCGCCTAAGCGAAACGCATAGCCTGGATCGGCTTGAAATTTATCCATAGTAAACGGTTGATATTTTGACGCTTCAACCAGTTCTGGCAACGCATTGACACCTACATCGTAAAAAGGCTTTTGTCTTGCAACGTCTTCTTGGTATTGCCGATATTCCAATTCCGAAGCGCGATCCATTGCGTCAGCTTGCTTGCCTGCCGCTTTGTTTGCTGAATACGCGCCGTATATGGTGCTTGCTGCAACTGCTGTTCCTACCCATGTCATATCAAACTCCTTGCGCCGGTATTTGCGGCAATGCGTCAACAGATGCAATCAATCCCAAATCGTCATACGACGGGGCGATAACTTCGTGTTCAATTTTATCTAGCTCGGCTTCAGATTCAAATTCAGTCAAATGGACAGTTGTCCATATTGTGTCTTCTAACGCACGAACCACACGTTTCAAACCAACCTCTGAGACAAACGTGCAAGGCGCTTTTAAATGCTTTTCGCCAAACTCGGTGTATACGATAACTTCACCTTGCGTGATGAAATTAAGGTGCTGGTGCCGGTGTATTTTTCCAATTACTATCGACCCTTTAGGGAGCTTTATCTCTCTGGCGTAAGTGCAGCAGCCATACTTTTCGTCTTTAGGTGAAAAATAATGTTTCAACGTGCATTCTTCAGCGATAGATTCCACTTCGCCATTGGCGATCATGGCGTCTAATCCGGCTTGAACAGTCAAAACGTTTTGACGAAATTTAACTTTGTCAACTAAATCGTTCATGAGACTTCCCTTCCACTGACGCGCATGTTGATGGCGCTGGCTGTACCTGCAATTGTGGAGATAAAACCCCCAGAAGGCAATATCTGGCCAACAAGTTCAGGAAAGATGTAAGTCTCAGACGCGGCCAAGGTGCGTTGCTTGACGATCAAGTTGTCGTTGCTGGCGGTGCCCGTGGCGGTAACTAGGTTGACGCTGATGGTGGCTGACGAGCCGCTGTAGTTGGTCGCTGTGAATTTGTCGATGATCGTGGTCACGCCATTGGCAATATATTGCGTTGTCTGCGTTGCCTCAACGGTTTTGGCTGGAACTAAATTTTTGGCGGTTACAGTCATTGAAGCACCTTTTACAAAACAACCCAGCGGGAACCTGACGCAACCGTCACTGTCTGACCACTAGCAATGGTGATCGGCCCAGCCGACATGCCTGAATTTCCAGTGGCTATAGTGTAACTCGTTGAAACGGTTTTGCTATTGACGTAAATTCCGTTGCCCGCATTAAATTGCTGGGACAAGAATTCGCCTGTGGACGGCTTGTACAACAAATTGGCGTTGCTGGTATAGATTGTGGCCAGCGAACCCGATGTGGCGGCAGCAAACGTAGGGTAAACGTTGGTGGCCGTGGTTGTGTCGTTGGTAATTGTCGCTCCACTGCCAGTGGCCACCGCCCACGTTGCCGTGGTGCCGTTGGATGTCAAGACGTAGTTGTTGGCCCCAATGGCCAGCCTTGTGGCGCTGTTGGTGCCGTTGCCAATGATCAGGTCGCCCGTGGTGGTGATGGGCGACAAGGCGTTGAACGCTGCGCCAGCGGTTGTTTGGCCAGTGCCGCCGTTAAGGATAGGCAACGCCGTTCCTGAGTAGGTGATGGCCAAGGTGCCCGACGAAGTAATTGGCGAGCCGGTGATTGACAAGAACGACGGCACGGTGGCGGCCACCGATGTGACCGTACCGCCTGGGTTGCTGGAGTTGATCGTCTGGTTTGGCCAAGTGCCAGTGATGCTGACGTTGGTGCCTGCCACCAGCGACGGCGTGGCGGTGCCAGTACCGCCGTTGGCCACGGCCACAATGCCGGTCACATTGGATGCAGTGCCTGTGGTGTTTTGGTTAAAGGTTGGCCAAGTGAACGTGCCAGTGCTGAAGTTGCCAGACTGCGGTGTGCCAAGGATCGGCGTCACCAAGCTGGGTGAAGTGGCAAACACTAAAGCGCCAGTGCCTGTTTCATCGGTCATTGCCGCCGCTAAATTGGCGCTGGATGGCGTGGCCAAGAAAGTGGCTACCCCAGTGCCAAAGCCCGTAACTGAGCCCACCGCAGGCGTGATTGTGGTGTTGGTAACCCCTGTGACCTGACCTTGCGCGTTGGTGGTCAATACCGGCGTTTGTGTGGCCGAGCCGTAAGTGCCCGCCGTGCCGATATTTGTAATCGAAAACTGGTTGGTAATTAGGGATAACCCTGTACCAGCAGTGTATGTTTGCACCGCAGCAAATTCAATAAACACCAGCGCCGTGGTGCCCACAGTGATCGGCAGCGGGGTCTGTTGCACCCAAGAAGTGTTGGCGTTGACCGTGCCAAACAGCACCAACATCATGTCGCCTTGGTCGATTTGGTCTACGCCTGTGCCGCTGGTGTCGTAATCCGTTGCGCGAGTCAGAATGTAAGGCAAGCTGGCCGAACCAACTTGGGTAACCGTATAGACACCGTTGTTGGCCCCTGCGGCCTCATCTTTGACCAGCACCCGCTTGTTAAGGTCGCCAGGCGACACAAACGTGTAGCTGTCCACAACCAACGCACCGTTGGCGTTGGCAGTCAGAGTTGCGCCTACGCCGCCGGTGCCGTTGTTGTAGGTGTTGGCTGGCAACACTGCGGCTGTGGCGTAGCTACATGCGCTATGGAAATTGACGTTGGTAGCAATGCTGTCAACGTAAGACTTGTTGGCAATATCGTTGCTTGATGTGGGCGCGGTGGTGATCGTGCCGCTGGTCAGCGTGACCGAGGTGATGTCGGTGTTGGCACCTTTGAGCGCAAATGGTGCGCCGCCCGCTGATGTGGAGCCTGTGCCGCCACTGCCAATCGCCAAGGTGCCACCAAGGGTAATAGTGCCGCTGCTGGTGATTGGGCCACCGCTGGCGGTCAAACCTGTGGTGCCGCCCGATACATCGACCGATGTGACCGTGCCTGAGCCACCACCCGCAATTGCTGGGGTTGGTGGAGGTGCAAGTTGCAGATCGTCCAAAGATGTCTGGTTGTTGCCGCCACCAACCAAATTGAATATGTTCAAAAAAAACCGATACCACTCACGCGACATCAAACCCGTGCGAGGGTCGATAAACTCGACCCGCGACGAAGGTAGGTTCGTTATATTAAGTTGTTCAGGCATTGGTCGGGCTCAGAATCAATTCAGCGCCCATAATGGCGACCTTTACAGGATCGGTGCCAGACACTTCATAGACCCTATCCCGCAGCTTGAGCGTCATGCCCAACCGACGCCAAAACACGCGCTGGTAGTACGCGCCAATCTTGCCCATAGGCGACCAATGCTCACTACTCCAAGTGTGGCCACCATCGTCCGACCATCGCAACATGACCTGTGGGTCATCGCCTTGGCCAGTGGCCAAACCAGTGCCGGATTCGCAATCCAATTGCAAACTGTGGTGGGCGGTACGCTTGAGGTTGTTCTGGCCGCTGGGCAGGGCTCGCCATGAGCGCAGCCACTTTTGAGGCTCATCATAGTCAGCGTAGACATCCAAGGTCATTTTGTAGATGTTGCCATTTTCAAAGTCACCAACAATGGTGTTGCCAATAAAGTTGCATTGGCAGTTAGACCGATGACGGGTAAAAGAACCGTTGTCCCAGCCAGCACGTTCATGCCACGCTTGGGTGGCCACGTCGTAAACCCATGTGGCGTTGCCGGTAGGGAACGTCAGCACATAAAAGGCGTGGCCTTCTTGCTGGTAGGTGTAAGCCACCGCGTCTGAAATGTTGCCGTATTGAGCAATTGCATACTCAATGGCGTGGGTGGATACCCGTTGGCCGGTGTAGCCGTTTGCTCGATAAACGATACCTTGGCCACGGGCATCAGTGCCCAGCCAAAACAAACCGTTATCCAGCTTGGCCACTGAGAACGCAGCCACACAGCCAATTTCGTTGAAAGCACCTTGGATGCGGGTCAGCGGGAAATCAGCCAAACCAGCGTCGTACCAGACTTCAATTGAGTCGGTACCAAACATCCATGCTTCACGGTGATCTATGTTGATGGCCACCAAGCCGTCGGGTGAGCCTTCAGTGCTGGCAAAGTCCAGCGGATCGACCGACAGACCATCCAACAGCGACGTCACCCACACCTTTTGGCTGTTGGGCTCATTGAACACAAAATAACCGTCCAAATAGCCTACAGTCACCGCGCCAGGGAAATCTGGGTCGGTGATTTGTTGGAACACGTCGGTGACTTCGTTGTAGATGTAGCTGTCAGGGTTGCAGGCAAAGAAAAGCTGGGTTCCGTTGTCAGCAATAGACACGGGGCCCGTGCCGGTCACATTGCCCAAGAAAGTGGGCGCAGATGTCATACCATCAAGTTTGTAAACCTCGTTGCCAGACACCACAAAGATGTTTGACCCATTGGTTTGGTGGGCCCACAAGGCTCGAATAGGGCCTGTGCCAATCGTTTGCAAAAATTCCAACCCAGGGCACCGCGTCAAAAAAGCCGCAGTTTTGCCGCCGTCTGGCGTGGCTTCTGGGTACAGATTGACCATGCGGTTGTCGGCAGCGTTGATGCTGCGGGCAACATAGCTGGAGCCAAGAATTGGCGTTTGCATCAGTAATTACCGGCGTAGATGTTGAACCGCTGACGTGAGGACACAATGGCGTAAGGCATCGACATGATGTCGTCAGGATTGTTGATGCGCTTCAGATTGCGCTTAGATGTCATTGCAATGCGTTGCACTTGTGGGCTTGGCTCCACGCCAAACTCAGGTGCGATTTCCATTGCCAAGTTGTATGTGAATGCCCGCAAATAGCCTGGTGGGAACAAAATATTGGTCACCAAAGTGGCGGGCTGGGTCAATTCTTCAACCGAAATAAAGTGCCATTCCAAGTCCCGTGTAGGTTTGGGATAGATGTACATATCAACGTCAGGATAGGTCATGTTGATAAAGATGACCTGTGGATAAGTACTAGTTACAGTTTTGACTGCAATGCCATCATACTGCTGTTGATTGATAAATTTGATGCCGTAAGACACGTTGGTGCCTGGGTCGCGGTAGTAGGTAGCGTCGTCCAACAGTATTGGTCGGTTACCTACGAAATTACCTGTGGGGCCAAGGGTGCGGTTAATCTGACCCGCTGGCCAAGTAAATACTTGATCTTGAGTGCTGAAAACAGCCAAACGCTCGGTGTTCCATGAATCAATCATTTGATTCAGCGCCATCAGCGAATCTTGAGACACGGACGCGGAAGTTGTCTCACCTTCAGCCAACACACCAAGCAATCGTAATGCTCTATTGATTTGATCGCCAGCAGTGTATGTGGCCATGTTTATGCTCCTTGTTCGACCACCTCTGTGGGTCGGCTACGACGACGTTTGACTTCCAGTGGAGCCGCCTCAACAGGCGTGTCTAAAGTATATCGCACCCAGCCATTTTTTTCATCTTCTACGGCTTCAAGCTCCATAGTAGCAACTTTGGCACCGTGAACTTCATGAGACATGTAGATAACAGCCATAGTTTAAGAGGGGGCTGTTTAGGCCCCCGTTTGGTTTAGCTTGCGCCGTGGATGATGGAAAAGTTGATGATGACAGCTTCAGAGTATGAAGTGGCAGTAGTCAAATTCCGCAACGTGATCAAAGCAGAACCAGCAGCCAAATACGAAACGTAAGTGGTGTAAGCCCCCGCCGCGCTACCAGTAGTATTACTAGAAACGCACACAATGATTGTGTCATTGATAGAAATCGTGCTGTTGGTCAAAATGAACGATACAGCAGTGCTTCCCGCCAATGCTGCGTTATTCATTGTGATACGGCCAGCAGACTTGTTCAGAGTTACCCCTGTGGACTTGTCTGTTAACTGCGTCACAGCACCTTGTGCTGCTGCGGAATAGCCAATTTCAGTGGTGGCATACACGGTTGTGCCAACCACGGTTGCTGGAGTAACAGCACCAATGGTGCCGCCGTCAATGTCTTGGTCGCTGTACGCAACGCCAATTGATTTGGTATTACCCATTTTTTAATCCTTTGAAAAATAGGGGCCGAAGCCCCTATTAATTACATCAAAAATGCCGAATAAGCTGCGTCGCCAGTCTTCACAAAACGGTAGGTGTAAGCACCGAAACGTGGGACAGTGACTGAGCCAAAGATCGTAATACCAGTGCCTGTTGTGACCGGAACGGTAGACGATGCGCCAGTGTTGTTGTTGTTGCAAATTGTTAAGCTAAAAGCTGAACCAACTTTTGCGCTTGGGATAGCTGCATCAAGCAACGCTGCTGTGGGCAGAGTCACGGTCAATGTAGCGTCACTTGCTTTTTTGCAAACAACCAAACCAACTGCTACATCAGCCGCAGTCAGAGTAGTGTCTGCGGTCAAA